AAATAAAAATTTTCCGCTCTTAAAATTCCTCCTTTGAAGGAGGCCCGCCCGACTGAACGACAGTCGTTCGGGCGGGTGGCTGAGTCCGCTCGCCCCGTTAGAGAGCAACTCTCTAAATTTGTTAAAAAAGGAAAGTCTCTTGAGAAAGAGATTAAGATGTTCGAGAGCGATGAGCAATACCAAGCATATTTGAACGAGAGTTCAGCTTTGACTGGTGGCGGTGCTGGCGTCGGTGGTCGTACTGCTTACGATCCTGTGTTCCACAAGTTGCGTCTGTTAAACCCAATGCGTGGTTTGTCTAGAAACGTAACTACGGAAGGCGCTACATATCAGTTCCGTGCTAAAACTGGTAACGCTGGCGCTACGTGGGGATATGCCGTTCAGAATAACGGTTCACCCACAACTGAAAACATGAACATTTGGCAATTGACTTTGCAAGATTTAAACACTCAATTCCCAATCCGTACTGCGGCTTTGGACGATATTGATGGTTTAGAGGCAAACGTAGTTGACGATATGTTGATGGAGTTTTCACAAGTTGAAGGCCAGTCAATGATTCAAAATAACGACCAGACAGATACACCTAATACATACGGTGGTACAAATGGTTTGCGTGGTTTGAATCAGTACGCTGGTGCTAATGGTACATATACCGGTGGAACAATCACGACTGCGGCTTTCGGCTCGTCAGGTACTGGTTCTACATCTGGTTTGGCTTCACTTGCTACGTACGATCAGTTGACTTCTAACGGTGCAGGTGTTGGTGCGGCTAACGTAACTTATCAAGACATCGTTGAATTCATTCATTTGTTGCCACAAGAATACTGGACTCCAACTGCGAAGTTCATGATTAATCCATTGTTCTTGGCTCAAATTCGTGGTTTGAAAGATGCTAACGGAACACCAATCTTCGAGCGTATGGCTCCTTTGGTGTACGAAGGTATCGTTGGTCAGATCATGGGCTTTGACGTTGTGGTTAACAAGTACATGGATAGTCCTGATAGTTCCACTTCGACTGCTGGCACTACATCGTTGTACCCAATGTACTTCGGTGACTGGCAACGTGGTCACACAATCGTGGATCGTTTGAATATGGTTCTACGTCGCTACGATCAAACACTTCCAGGTTACATCACCTTCTATGGCGAGAAACGTCTGGCTACATCTGTAATGGATCCATTCTCCATTATTCGCTATCGCTCTACGGCTACAGCGACCTAAATGAAACTGGGGGGGAAGAAATTCCCTCCCGTTTTCTTTAACTTTTGACTTGGAAAAAAATTCATGAACATCATCCTTGAAGCAATCAGAAAGTCTCTTAAAAAAGACGAGAAAGTAACAGTTAATATTAACGAATCATCAGCATTAACTGGCTCAGGGTCGGGTGTTGGTGGACGTGTAATTTACGATGATGCTTTTGCGGCTTTACGTTATGCGAATCCAATTCGTATGGCTGGAGCAAGAACAATTTCTACGATTGGATCGGATCAGGCTTTCGTTGTGAAAACTGGTAACGTAACCAATCCAACTAATCCTTGGGGATACTCTTTTACTGCTAACGTAGGCACTCCTAATACTGCAACTTCATTTTGGCAGTTGGCGGTGCAAGCGGTGGTTGCTCAAGTACCTGTTCGTACGGCTATTTTGAGTGATGTAAATAATTTGAATGAAACGCTTTTATCGGACGTCGCTTTAGAGTTTGCGCAACAAGAAGCGTTGTCTATGATGTTTAATAACGATCAATCTGGATCAAGCACAACTACGTATGGTGGTGTTTATGGATTGCGTGGATTGAATAGTTATACAAGTGGATCAAGTGCGGCTTTTGGCTCTAATGGTCCAGCTTTGACTAATGGAATTCATACGGTATTAACAAATTCATCTGCTACTGGTGGAACAATTGTTTATAACGACGTGGTTGGTTTGTATCAGGCTTTACCTCCTCAATATTACAATTTGCCTTCTACTGCTTGGATGATGCACCCAAATACGATTGCTTATTTGCGTGAATTGAAAGATTCAAACGGATTGCCTTTGTTTTTAGACATTGGTGAAAAAGAAGGTTATTCTGTGGGTAACATTTTTGGTCATGCGGTTATTCCTAATCCCTACATGGATCAAATCGGTTCTGGAAAATTGCCAATTTACTTGGCGGCTTGGGAAAGATTCGTAACTATTGCGGATAATGAATTAATGTCATTCCAATGGTTTGAGCAATCGACTCCGGGCTTTATGACATTGTTCGCTGAAAAGCGAGTATGTTCTACGATTCGTGACGTGTTCGGTGGTGTGCGTTTATCGACTTAAAGGTTAAAAATGGCATTAGATAGCTACACGAATGGTCCGTATTTAGGTACGACCCGTAACCCGTTCTCGTATGAGAAGGTGGAGCAGGTCGATCGTGATGTATCGACTGCATGGCTAACGCTGGACGAAATAACGAATCAACTGAATTTATTCGGTGATGAATCGCAAGATAGTTACTTGCTAGGGCTGGAGTTGGCGACTAGGATGACGATCGAGGATTTTCTCGGTATGTCTATTTTTCCGATTCAGTATCGTGTTTACTATGGCGCATGGAACGGGATGACGGGTACGCAGGTTAATTTAGATTTGCCTGAAGTTAGTCAAGGGTCACAATACGGGGCTGGTGTTACGATTGACGAAGTAGCGTACTGGTCTAGTAGTACACCTCCGGTTTATACGGTGCTCGACCCGTCAATGTATTTTTACGATATGACTGGTAATAAGGTCATTTGTAATGGCATTCCGGATGAAGTAAATCAGGCAATGACTAATCCTATTGTCGTTTTATATACGACTGCGGCTAGTCCTTATGCGGCTTATCCTGTGATTAAGCAAGCGGCTTTAATGATTCTTACTCATTTATACAATAATCGTTCAAACACGTTTAATGGTACTTTGAAAGAAATTCCATACGGGGCGCAGACTTTGCTTAGACCGTACAAGCCTTTGGTGATGTAATGGCAATAGCACGGTACGAAAACATAACTGTAAATCGAGTAGCTAATGGCGTGGACGCTATTGGGCAACAGACTACGACTATTACTAAATGGTTCGACTCTCGTGCTCGGGTGCAGGATGTAAAAAATGCCGTTTCTATTAATAAAGATGATCGTATTTATTCGGATTTGGTTAGACTGACTGTTAACTATACGCCTTGGATGAAGGAAATAGTGGACAATCAAAACCTGTACTCAATTTTTTGGCGCAATTTCGATTGGCGTATTACTGACGTGATGGAGTCTAACGACCGCATGAATGTGACGCTTCTTTGCTATAGAAACGATCCAACAACAACAGTATGACTATCCAACAAAGCATTCTTGATTATGCTCAGGCCATTCAAAATGGGTTGGCGTCTACTGTTTCGCCTGTGGCGGTGACGGCTAATTTCAATAGGAATTTTGCTACTACGCCTAAGTTCGTTACTTGGCAATTGCGGAATGTGCATCAACCCGTATATACTGGGCAGACACAATCTAACAAAGGTATTGATACCCCGACTTTTCAGACTACAGTTTTTGCGCAAGATCAGAATGATTGTTTTGGTATTGCAAATACGATTATTCAGGCATTGCACGGGTACTCTGGGCAATTCGGGGTAAAAGGGAGTTTTGCCGGCATATATGTTGCAAAAATGGACATTTCGATGCTATACAACACGTATGACGATACGGTAAAATTAAACCAGATAATATTAGATTGTCGAATGGACATTCCGTGTTGATAAAACAAAACAATATTTTTGTTCATTTTCTTTTGAAGGGTTAAATCATGGCATTACCAAATAAAGTGTTAGCAGGTTTTCAAGCGTCGCTCTGGTGTCAAACTGGTGCGACTCCTACTCCATTGACTCTCACACAATTGTCTACATGGACGGGCGAAGTGGCTGGTATCGTAGGTACTGTAGCTGGCGGTACTGGATCAAGTGGCGAGCAATTGCTAGTTGAATCTATTCCTAAGTTCGGTCAAGATGATGCAAGCGCAAACTTTGCGGTAGCTGGATCAAGACAATCGGACGTTATTCCTACACAGTCTAAGCCAACTTCAATGGTGATTACTGCGGCTTGGAATCCTAGCGATGCAGGATTGTTGTTGATGCGTGCAGACGCATATAACGGTACTATCGATCGTACTTTTGTTATTGCGGCTTCTGACGGTACTAACACAATCGCTTATGCGTTTACGGGTCGTGTGTCTGAATTCGATATTGATATGGCTCCAAATGCTGAAGCTAAATGCACATTTAGTATTCACCCACGTGGCAATCAGTACGGCTGGTCTAATAATACATAAAATAATGACGATAATACAAAACAATAGTGACTTGCTAGGCTATTTGATAGCGCAATCCGATACTGGCAAAAAAGACTGGTTCGGATTTCCGCAACAAAAAATATTGACGATAAATCTGGCGTATGAGATCGCTCGCAATCATGCGGACACTCTTACGCCAGAGCAAGTCATTGATTACGTATTAGATTTAAACAATAATATTTTTAAACGGATCGTTATTCGGAGTCTGAATTAATGCCGTACATTAATGATGAAGGCACTAAAGGTGTCGACATTAAGATTCAATGGAACGGATTCAGGGAGTTCGAGGATTTACTTTCTGAGATAGAAGACGATTTCGGTGAGAGAGATGCAAAAAAGATTTTGCAAAACGCAATGCGTGATGCAATGAAACCTGCATTAGTGACGGCAAGAAATTTATTAACAGAAAACGATAATATTAATACTGGGCAATTAATTAATTCGTTACATATTGAGGCTAGAAAACCTACGCCTAAAGATAAGCACTCAAAATACTCTAGTCCGACAATGATTATGATTGCTCGGTTAACTGTGGCTCCGGGTCACAAGTTCGTACCAGATGATGATGGCCAAAAAAGGTTACTGAGTAAACAATTCAAAAACAAATTGACTGGAAAAAAAGAGCACATGCACTCGGATGCTAGGGCATGGGCTATTGAGTTCGGTACGGCTAGATGGAGAAAAGGCGAAGGGATGCCGTTTATTCGTCCTGCATTAGAAAGTAATGCGGTAAAGATAACGGATTCATTGGCTGATTCTTTAAAAAATGCTTTATTAAAATATAAATCTCGACACATGACAATAGGAAAATAAAACATGAATCAACTCGCAAATGCTTTTGGCTCTAAATTCATGGAGCATAAAGATTCTCTTAGAACAAGGACGTTTCAACTCGGTAAACATATTTTTAAGGTAAAAGTTCCGCTTACCGTGGAGATCGAAGCTATGTATGAACGGCTTAAAGAAGTCGATGAAACTATCGTGCAAAAGTATTATGAGGATTTGACTAAAGAGTTTCAGGATCGTGATAAATACAAAGATGATCCAGAAGTTAAGTATCTTGAAAATGATATTTTTATAAAAGATAAGTCGTTAAGAGATACGGCAAAAAATAAGCTAATTACTGAAAATCGGATTACAGAGTTCGTGCGCTTGTTAGTGCCTGATAACAAAGATTTCGACATGAGTAAGGTGGCTTATAAAGATATTGAAGAATTATTCCCTTTTGCTATTCAGCTTGAATTGATCGAGCAGATAGCTAATTGCATCTCTCCTAACTATACGGCTAACAAGGGAAAATAGTCGGGTCAGTACGGAGACAAGTCAAGGCGTATTTAACTGCGCACGGTACTGACCCTGATTCTGTTGACGAAGGCGTTTTTATAGACATTTGCATCATGTATGCCGATGGTCTGATTGGAAATCGTGGCATTTTAGAAGTGCTAGGAACGCTGACGGCTGGACAGTTTAATAAAATGTTGCCAAGCGGAAAGGCACCATATACACTAGGCGATATAATTCCACGAGCTTATGACTACATAAACCCTCCGCTAAGTGAGGAAGAAAAAAAAGAGCTTGTAAGCCAACGGTTATTAGCATTTGCGTTTATGAATCCGGACGCTCCAACACATTTTTTCGAGGGTAAGTAATGGCACAAATAATCGCTGGCTTAGGTGCTCAACTGGGTTTAGATACTACGGAATTCAAAAAAGGGATTTCGGAAGCTAAAAAATCTCTAAAAGAATTAGCAGAATATTTGCCTGAAGCGTTGTCGGTGGCGGCTTTTGTAGAAATGACCCATGCCGCAATGGAGTTTTCAAATAAGATTGTTGAGACTGCAAAAGCTAACGATGTGGCTACGGCTTCAGTTTTAGAGTTGTCTAAGGCTTTGGAGGAAAACGGAGGTCATGCGGATGAGACAAGTCGTGTTTATTCTGGATTTACTGCAAAGCTGGAGTCGGCTATTCAGGGTAATGCAAAGGCGCAGGATTCTTTTGCAAGGTTAGGAATAACCCTTAATGATTTGCGTCATTTGTCGGAGCAAGATTTATTTGAGAAAACTATTAATTCGCTCGGAAACATGAAAGATGCGGCAGAGCGTAATGGGTTGGCTTTCCAAACTTTAGGTAAATCTATAAAAGGTGTCGATCTTACTGGTTTAGCAAAAACCATGGAAGAAAATAAAGGCACGATGGACAAGTATGCTGGTGCAGTAGAACAGGCTCATGAGTTGAGCTTGAAGCTGGACGCTACAAGTAAAAATCTAACCTTAAATTTTACAAATGCTTTTATACCTACGTTAAATGCGTTGTACGACATATTTACAAAAAATACTGGCATGATGGAAAAGTTCTTTAACTTTTTAAAGACCGGTGCTCAAATTATTGGAGATTTTGTAAGTGCTTCATTAACTGCATTAGAGCATTTTTGGAGTATTACAAAACTGTTAGCAAAAGATTTATATGCGTTATTCGATTATCGGAGTTATACGCAAGGGACTTTCTTCAAGCAGTTAACTGATAATTTAAACGACTTTACGGCTGAATGGTCTAAAGATTCGGATACGTATGTTGCGTCACTTCAAAAAATTGATGAAGCAAATAAAAGAGTCGGGACAAAAAGCCCAAGCGGTGATGCTGGAAGAACAGTCATTAATAGCTATGCAAAACAATTGTTAATGGCTGAACAGTTGTCGGCTACGTATGAGGATCAATCAAGATTGGCGTACGAAGAATTAAAACAAAAAATGGCTGGTACTGAGCAAACTAAAAAAGAAAAAGAAGTTCAGGACGCTGTTAACAAAGTGCTAAATGAACGAGATAAAGTTATAGATAGCATTAACAAAAAAATTGCTGAAACTGATCCTACGGCTAGAGGTGGGGCAGAGTTGATTGCTACGTATAAAAAACAACAAGATCAAATCATGTTAACTGCAAAAATGCAGGAAAAGATGACAAAGGAATTCGTGCAGGATACTCAAATCGCACAAGAAAAATTCGGATTTGGTTGGACTCAGGCTTTTAATCAATATCAAGAAAATGCAATGACTGCGGCAGATGCTGGTAGAAATTCGTTCAATCTTGTTATGAATTCGATGACTTCTGCGCTAGAGAATTTTTCTAAGACTGGTAAATTAAATTTTGCAGATTTGGTACGTAACATTGTTTTGGGATTGATTCAGATTCAGATTCAAATGCAAGCAATGAAAGCGGCTAGTGCGTTTTCAAATTTCTTTGGATTGGGTAGCTTATTTGGTGGAAGTAGTGGACCAGCTCCAGTCGAGACTGCCGTTCCTACATTAGTCGGTACTAAAAGTGCTGGAGGTGGTGATTTAAGTGCAGGTCAGGCTTCAGTTGTAGGTGAGAATGGGCCAGAAATAATCGTGCCACGTGGTGCGTCTACTGTTATTCCAAATCACATGACTGGCTCTATGGGCGGTACAAATCAAACAATTAACAATTACAACATTCAAGCGATTGATACAAAATCATTCGAGGACAGAATCTACGGAAGTTCGGGAGCAGTTTGGGCGGCTAATCAATATGCGACCAAGAACATTGCAACCACAAGGAGTCGAACATAATGGCTGGCTTTCAAGATATATTAAATATTCAGACAAGTATGTCGGTTAATAACCGAAGAACGGTAGGACAACAAGTTACTAGATCAGGTCAAATTTCTGTGGCTCAGTATTTAACGTCTGTGCCTTGGGTGTTTACCGTGGTTCCAAATAATTATTTGTACTATCCACAAGTCAGAAATATTATTCAGGCTATCGACAATTTAGATAGACAGTTGCCAGATTACATAACTTTTAATACTGCGCAACTTTCGTGGTTTACTGCTATGCAAGGAACGGCTACGACTGCGAGCTTGAATGGGACTCCTACGCCTAATAGTCAAACTATAAATATCAATTCAAATGGTACGTTTAAAGCTGGAGACTTTATTTCAATTAACGGGTACGTTTATAAAGTTACTGCGGATTCATCTGGATCGGTTGTAAATATAAATAGACCGTTGATCGGTTCACCTTCATCGTCTGCGCCTGTGGTTATTGGTAATGCGTGTTCATTTTATGTGGTGGCTGAACAATGCCCTACATACAAACTTAATCCAATGACAAGCGGTGCATTTGTTGAATGGTCGGGTCCATTTGTTTTTAGAGAATACATTACGGGTTAAATATGAGCACAGCAATAGCGGCTTTAAATTCTAGTCAAATCAGGTATGCTGAATTTATTCAGATGGTGGTAACTACTAATGCAGGATTTTTAATAGTCGGTGAGTCGTACGTAATTTATCAAGTGGGTACTACTGATTTTACCGCGGTTGGTGCTTCATCTAATACTGTGGGGGTTACGTTTACGGCTACGGGGGCTGGCTCTGGTACTGGTAAAGCGCAACAGACTTTTACTTTTTGCAATGCGGCTTCAAATATAACTGTTAATGGAATTACGTTCTACGGAATGGGTCAATATTTGGGTGTTACTGACGTTCAACAAGATATGAAGGCTAGTAGTGTCGATTTGAAATTTAGTATTTCTGGACTCGATCCAGCTATCGTATTTACTGTTTTGGCGGCTAATATTAAAGGTAGTCCGGTAAAGTTATGGCGTGGGTTTTTAGATAGTAACAATCAAATCGAGACTATTGGGGGATTTCAACAATTCTTCCAAAGGTATCAGGGTATCGTTAATAACATTTCTGTTAATGAAGTATTCGACGAAACAAAAAGAAGTAGGACGGTTACATGTGTAATCTCCTCCGCTTCAATGAGATTGATTTTGGATAGTCGTATAGCTGGAATTAAAACTAATCCTACAAGCTGGCGGTTTTTATATCCTACAGATTCAAGTATGGATAGAGTTCCGGTTATTGCTTCAACGTACTTTAACTTTGGATCAAAGCCAACGGACGGAAGTGCTTCAAAAGTGATTGGGTCAACACAACAAAATCCAGTTAAAAATTGGATTATTAGTTGATTAAAAAGAGATAAAAAATGGCATTCTTAAATTTATCAAACCTTTCTCTTAGTAGTATTTTTGAGGCAACGGCTTTTGCGGCAGTTGCTTTTTTTGCTCCTGAGCTTGGCATACCGGCTTGGGGTGCTCAGATGGCGGCTACGTTCGCTATTTCTATTGTGGCGTCAAGAGTGTTCGCTCCTAATGTTCCACAAACTCAGCAAAATAATATACGGCAACAAGTTCCTCCTGATCCTACGGCTGGAATTCCTTTAGTGTATGGTGATGCGTATACTGGTGCACGATTCGTTGATGCGGTGTTGACTACAGATCAACAATCAATGTTCTATGTGATGGTGATTTCAAATATCAGTCCAAATGGACAGTTTATTTTTAATTTACCTACGGCTGGTAATCCAACGCAGTTTTATTATCAGGATCAAATTATCACGTTTGATGCAACGGACAATACAAAAGTTATAAGCCTTACCGACGGCGCTGGCAATGTCGATACTTCTATTAGTGGACATTTATACATTAATTTGTATACTTCTTCACAGACTGGGACTATCACGCCTATAAATAGTTCAAGTCAACCATCAGCGGTAATGAGTACGGCTAATGGGTGCCCGTCTGGTCAAGAATGGGTAAGTAGTGGTCGGCAAATGAATGGCTTGGCTTTTGCTATTGTTAGGCTGGTGTATAACAATAATTCGGCTGGAACAACTTCACTTCAACCAATTACTTTTTACGTAAGTCATTACCTAAATGGTGCAGGTGCGGCTAAGTGCGGAGATGTATGGTACGACTATCTTACAAATACGGTTTATGGTGGTGCGGTCGATCCTGCTTATGTAGATTCATCTTCAGCTACTGCTCTTAATACTTATTCAGAGCAATTGATTGGATATACGCCTTCAGGTGGTGGAGCTACACAGTATCAGGCTAGGTATAGATTTAATGGGGTGCTGGATACTGGACAGACTGTTTTATCAAATATTGATTTGATGATGACGTGTTGCGATTCGTGGCAATCATATCAAGTTACAAATGGTAAATGGGCGGTTACTATCAATCAGGCAATTTCGCCTTCTTTTGATTTTAACGATAACAATATCATTGGAAATATTACTACAAGCGAGCTGGATATCACACAGATGATTAACCAGATCGAAGCAAAGTTTAATGATTCTACTAATCGTGATCAAGCTGGATATGTAGAGTTGCAGACGCCTTCTAATTTGCTTTATCAAAACGAACCGGTTAATAAATTTACAGTTTCGTATGATTTGATAAACAATAGTGTTACGGCTCAATATTTGGCAAATAGGACGCTAGAGCAAGCACGTGAAGATTTGATTGTAAGTTTTTCTACAAATTACACGGGAATTCAAGTTAATGCTGGAGATGTAGTAACAGTTACAAATTCATATTACGGATGGAGTGCTAAACAGTTCAGAGTAATGCAGGTTAAAGAGTCTTCAATGCCGGATGGTACTTTGGGGGCTTCTGTACAGTTGATTGAGTACAACTCTGCGGTATACGGTACTGGATCAATTACGCAATACGTACCTGCTCCTAATAGTGGTATCGCTTCTCCTAATTTCTTTTCAGCTTTAAGTGCTCCTACTGCAACTGGTTATCCTGCGGCAACAATTCCTCATATTGATGTGTCGGTAACTATTCCGACTGTGGGAAGGGTAACGACTGGGACTTTGTTTTATACAACTTCGGCTACGCCTTCAAGTGGTGATTGGCAAACTTTAATTACGGTTAAGTCATCTAACAATCAACCTGTAACTAATGGCAGTACTTTTGTTTTTGGTGATAACGTATTACCGGCTGGCACTTATTATTTTGCTTTTACTGTAGGAAGTGAAGTTAATAATTCTGTTCTTAGCCCAAAAAGCGGTGCTTTTGTATGGGCACCGACTGGACTTTCTGGGGCTAGTGGAGCAAGCGGTTATTCTGGAGCAAGTGGTAGTAGCGGTTATTCAGGTCAAAGCGGATATTCAGGCACGGGTTCTACTGGTGCTACTGGACCAAGATCGGCTACTGGAGAGCTTTATTATGCAACGTCACAATCAACTGCACCTGCCGCACCTACGGCTAGCGGATATAACTTTTCTACTGGATCGTTTTCAAGTTTAACATCTGGGTGGTCAACTACGTTTACTGCTCCAACGGCTACGTATACAACGCAGTTTTGGGCGGCTAGATATTATGTAATCGAATCTACGTATGGTGGATCACAAACAATAACGATCAGTACTGTCTATAACTGGACTAACTTTAACGGGTTAGTATCTTTTACTAATTTAGCAACTTCTACTGGTACTACGTTTATTGATGGCGGAAATATTGACACCAACACAATCACAGTTAATTCTTTGAAATCCAATTCAAGTGGAACATTCAATAGTTATGTTACCTTTGGTTTGGGTGTAGGTAGTTCAATCGGAGGTTATCAGGCTGGTGGTGCTTTTGTATCGGCTAATATTGGTTATTATGGATTATTAGTAGCTAATACTAATGCAGGAAATGCTTTCGGTGCTGGCACAACTGATACAAGTGGAAATGCGGCGGCAGTTTTTGGTGTTGGTGGTGGTAATAGTACATTCACCACTTATAGAAATTTAGGGCTTTTAGGTGCTGGAAATGGTGGAGGTCAATTCCAAACTAATGGAGCTAGCAATTTACAGTCTGGAACATCTGCGGATATTAGACTTGCATATTACAACGGTGGGACTTCTTATGCGTATTACATTTATTCGGGTGCGGCTTATCCGTTTACTGGTGCTCACGATGCAATGCAATTATTGACTGAAACCGAACCCCAAATTGGGGATTTAATGGTAGATGTGCAAGTGTTGGCGGCTAATACTGTAAACGATACGATTACACAAATGTCAATGAGCAGTAAAGCTAATCAAGCAGGAGTAATTGGGGTTTATACGGGTACGACTGGTGTGGGTTTTGTTCCTGCGGCAATGGCCGAATATACAATGGCTCCCGATGGGACAATGACACAAGTTCAATTAAAACCTGAATATGCCAATATTTACGATACGTATAGGTGTATTGGGGTTAATGCCTTGGGTGAAGGTCAAATGAATGTGTGCGGTCAAAATGGCAATATCAGTATTGGTGATTTTATTGTCGCATCTGATATGATGGGCAAAGGGATGAAGCAAGCCGATGATGTATTTCATTCTTACACGGTGGCAAAGTCAAGAGAAAATGTTACGTTTTCTTCGCCTAGTGAAGTTAAAATGATTGCGTGCATTTATATGGGCGGTTAAAATAAGAAAAAACAACATAAAATATTCGTACTCAGGCCAGTAGGTCGGGAGCGTCAAAACCTAGTAAGGGAAATTTTATGGCAGTCTTTAATAAGAATTCGCTCGCTCAGATTTCGGGCTTTAATAATCAGATTCTTTCTGGTGAGTTGGTGTATCAGCAAAAAGAGTTTTGGAATATCAAACTCGAAAACGATACAGGGTTTTTACCTACAACTGGGGCTACGATTGACGCTCAGATCATTCGTAGGCTTTTGTCAAATGTGATGGATACCCGTAACGGGTTAACTTTTGACATAGCCGATTAC